AAGATGACATTGGCAACGAGCTTGTTACTTATGGAAACATAATGCACGTTGCAATTAAGCTTGCCTATTACTTCGGTGCGGGAACAATACTGATTATTGGAATGGAGCACAATCCTGATGATGCAAGAAACCATTTTTGGGGCGTAGACGAAGGTATGCCATTTGGAGTGCCACTGGACGATTGGTTTGAAGGCTACATTCAATTACGCAAAGGTCTTGCTAAGAAGGGAGTTCAAATTTTCAATATCAGTGCTGAAACTTATGTACCTGGGGATGTGCTACCTCAGGACAATTTTGAGAAATGGAGAACACAATAATGGAAGCAAACAGATCATTGATTGCGCACTTCCTTGATACTACACCTGCAGCAACTGCAAGGCTTTTCAAAAGGCTTGGCGATGGCATCACCACAGCAACAATGAATTACAACCCCCAATCCGTCACAGAAGCGTACATCCATCAAGATGTGGCAGTTACTCGGGTGGATAGCTATCAGCCTTCCTTTCCTGTTGAACAAACTGCCTTCCCTGGTGACCCGGTTTACGACTTCATTGATGAAATCCGCCAAGGAGGTCCGAGCATCGGCGGAAACGATCTTACCCAGCTTGTTGAAGTCAGGCTTTACGAGACAGCCGTTGGAACTGGAGAGTATCCAGCCACCCGTTGGAATGTTGCGATCCAAATTGATTCATTTGGTGGTGATGGTGGCGCAAAAGGTAAGCTTAACTTCACGATCAACATCAAGGGCGATTCAACACAAGGCAAGTTTGCTGTTGCCACAGGTGTGTTTACAGTCATACCGTAAAAACTACATAACAAGAGATGGACGTTGGCAATTCAGTCAACGTCCATCTTTGAAAAGGAATAATCATGGAAATAAATATTTCAACTGGACTTGTGAGAATAGCTGTAAATGTTGACGGCAAAAATAACAAGTACATTGAATTCAACCCTAACGATGTTTTGTTCATTGAGAAGCTTCATAGATTTTACAAGATTGTTTTGGAGAGAGCTTCTGAGTGGCAAAGGATTTCACCATCAATAGAGGCAAGGATAAAGGAAATTGGCTTAGACGAAAACGGTATGCCAATTAGTATTGAGCCTGCCCTACAGCCTCTTTATGATATGAATACCTTTATGAAGAAACAAATTGATGAAGTGTTTGGTGAAGGCACTTCTCAAGATATTTTTGGCGATCTTGTGACAAGAGACCCATCAATATATGCGCAATTGATCCAGGGTATTCAAAATTACCTTCAACCTCTTCGGAAAGTTAAAGTTGAAAGGTATACAAATACAGCTACCAGAAAGCCACGTGCACGCAAGAAAAGTAAATGAACATTCTTACCGATGCATTGGTTGAAGAGCTTGTTATTGATGGGATTGCATATTCTATTGATACAGATTTTCGTAATTGCTTAAGAATTATGCTTGCGTTTGAAGACACTGAATTAACTGACGCAGAAAAGCAAATGATAATGCTTTACAATCTTTTCGGTGATCAAATTCCTGACAATGTTGAAGCAGCTATCAAAGAGGCAATTACATTCCTTGATGGAAATCTTGTTGATTACCAGGCAGGCACAAAAGGGAAAGGTGTTAGACTTTTCAGCTGGAAAAAGGATGCAACCTTTATCTTTGCTGCCTTCAGACAAACTCATTCAATTGATCTTTCAGAAGCACAAATGCATTGGCATAAATTCATGGCTCTCTTTATGGACTTGGGAAGTCAAACAACCTTTTGTCAATTGGTGTCATTCAGAGATCGGCTTGCTAGTGGTAAAGCTTCTTCAGACGAAAAGAGAGCAGCACAAGAACTTGGGGAGATCGTAGAAGTTCAATATATTGATACCAGAACTTTGGAAGAAAAAGAAACAATGGACAACTTCTATAAACTTTATGAGGAAGGTTTAAGGGTGAGGGAAAATGGCAAATCAAATAAAAGTTGACGATGATGTAATGAATCAACTCTTGCGAGAGCCTGGTGTGGCTGAAAATGTTGCCGAGATGACACCTGCAACACTAGCAACCTTCAAAAGACTTCTTGTTAAGGAAGGCATTTATCAACGTTATTATCTTGAAAAGATGAGTGACAAAGTTAAAGAGATCTGGAGGAAGGAATGACAGCATCTGTTGATGGAACAATTCGTATTGATACAAAAATAGATCAAAAAGGATTTGATGTAGGCACAAGGCATTTAACTTCAAATCTTAAGGGTTTGGGCTCTAGGGTTTCATCTACTGTTACTGGATTGGCAAAACTTAAGTTAACTTTGATAGGTCTTGCTGCTGCATTCGGTCTTTTCTTAGGACTGCAAGCATTTGTTCAGTTTCTGGGATCATCTGTAAGTGAAGCATCAAAATTATCAAGTGCATTGATAGGTCTTGAGTCTATTGTTAATGGAACGGGCAATAGCCTTGTGAGGGCAAATAAATTCCTAGATGATTACACCAAAGACGGTCTTGTGCCTGCTACAAATGCAATAACAGCGTACAAGAATTTGTTAATGCGTGGATATGACACATCCCAGATCGAAACAACAATGCTTGCGTTGAAAAATAGCTCAGCCTTTGGTAGGCAATCCCATCTTACAATGGGTGAAGCTATTCAATCTGCAACTGAAGGTCTCAAAAATGAAAACTCCATTCTTGTTGACAATGCAGGTGTAACCAAAAACGTATCTATGATGTGGAAGGATTATGCAGAAGAGCTTGGAATTGGGGTTGGAAGTTTAACAAAGGCTCAAAAGATACAAGCCGAAGTAAATGGCATTATGAATGAAACTCGCTTTCAAATGGGTGATGCAGCGAAACTTTCAAAAACATATTCTGGACAAATCTCTGCCCTTGGGGTTGCAATGTTAAATCTCAAGGTATCCATTGGCAAAGCTATTATTCCTGTTATCACCGCTATCCTTCCTTATATACGAGCAGCGGTGGAGGCTTTAACTGTTTTCTTCAATCGTGTTGCTTTGATTGTTTCGATATTATTTGGTGTTGATATATCACAGGGAATAGGTCAAACAAATGCAGCAATGGATGATTCTGCTGTTGCCGCAACCGATGCAAGTAAGGCTCAGGATAAGTTAGCAGGAAGTACTAAAAAGGCTGGAAAAGAAGCAAAAGGTGCATTGGCTTCCTTTGATAAATTGAATGTACTCCAACAAAGTATGGGCGATGAAGATGGCGCAGGCGGAGCAGGCGCAGGCGATCTTGGCGATCTTGCTGGAATTGGTGGCGGTGCAGCAATTGAAATGCCCGGGCTTGACACAACAGAGATGGATGCAAGCCTTGAAGAATTAAGGGCAAAAGTTGAGACGGCAAAAGCAAGGTTTATTGAATTCTTTACCCCAGCAATTGAGGGCTTCAATCGTTTCAAAGAAGCCCTTGCACCGTTAGGGCAGACGATCTGGAGTGGATTGCAGTGGGCTTGGGAAAATATCTTAAAGCCTTTAGGAGAATGGGCTGTGCAATCCGCCACACCTGCTGTGTTTGATCTTCTTGCAGCCGGTGCAACAATTTTGAATGATGTGTTAACTGGATTGAAGCCTCTTGGGGAATGGTTATGGGAAAACTTCCTTAAACCGTTAGGAGAGTGGGCTGCCGATAACCTTATTGCTGCAATTCAACAAGTCACAGAATGGCTAGAAAAGCTCCATGTCTGGATTAGCAATAATGAACAAACATGGCAGTCTTTGCTTTGGATACTTGCTATTGTTGCTGGGGTAATGCTTTTAGTTCTTGCTCCTATTTCTGCAACAACTATTGCAATCGGTGCATTGATTGTTGCGATTATTTGGTTGATTGCAAACTGGAAACAGATTGCCCCAGCTTTTGCGAATACATGGAAGTTGATAACAGATAACTGGGGAAAGGCTGGGGATTGGTTCAAAAATATTGCCGATCAAATAAAGACGAATTTCAATACATCATTGGATTTTGTTCGCAATGCATTTTCAAATGCGTTTTCTGGCATTGTCAGCATTGTTCGCAATTCGATCAATAAAGTTATTGAGTTCATCAATGGCATGTTGAGCCGTATCTCATCTGGTTTTGGTGCTTTGTCAACAATCGGTGGAGCGTTTGGAATTAAAATTCCAACATTTGCTGTGCCTCAAATACCCTATCTTGCGACTGGCGCAGTTATTCCACCTAATAGTCAATTTGTTGCAATGCTTGGTGATCAGCGATCTGGCAAAAATATTGAAGCTCCAGAAAATCTTATACGTCAGATCGTCCGTGAAGAAGCAGGAAATATGCAAACTTCTGTCAATATAAAATTTGAAGGTACTATAGGTGAGCTTGTTCGGATATTGAAGCCTCAGATTGAGAAGGAAACAAAGCGCAATGGCACAAGTCTTGCGCAAGGAGCATTCTAATGCCTATCACAATAGACACAGTTACATTTGATGTAAACATTACAATTGTTAATCGTGAGGCTATTTCTCTTGATAAATTCGCAGGGCGCACAGAGGATGGAGTGCTGCAACGTGAATTGATCGGATGGTACTACAATTACAGATTGCAATGTGGAATGTCAGCGCACAATTCAACTGATTATGCAAATCTTTTCTTGAAGCTTACAGAGCCTGTTGAGTTTCATACAATTGTTATGCCAGGTGCCCCAGAAGGATACGAAGCTTTTGAATGTTATTTTGCTGAAGTTAAAGACGAATTGTATAGACATAATAAGGGTGGCGTTGATTATTTCCGTAGTTTATCTTTTTCAGTTATTACCAGAAACCCATCAAGGATACCATAATGACAACAAACGTTGTAATACTTATGGGCAGAAATGCTCTGAATATGAGAGGCGATTGCACAGTTCAAGTAACCGATGGCGGTGAGCAACCGTTTGCAAAAGCAACAAGCCTTTTACATGAAAATCCAATTGAATTGATTGCGACATTCGAGCCCGATTGTTGGTTGTTAGACGGCAATTATAGATTTGCCGATTTGGCTATGAATAATGGATACATGAGTTCAAACTTATCAAATGGTTCTGGCGTATTTTTCCCTGTTGCGCCACCAAGTCTTTTGTTTACATTTGGAAAAGATTATTCAACAAACAACATAAAGATCGTCTGCCCTCCAGAAGATTGGGCAAAGTCAATTTCAATCTCTTACATTCGAGCAAATGATACTATTATAAGAACTGACACATATACATTGACAACAAATATTCTCGAGACGAATATGATTGTCCAGAATTTTAGAAAAGTTTCAATAGTAATAAATGAAACCAATAAGCCTTTCCGCATGGGCAGGATTACATCAATTGATTTTGATCAAACCATACGATGGAATTCAACCAATATCAAAAACGCAAAGTTGATTGAACAAATTGACCCTGTTTCATTAGTAATGCCTTCAAACGAATTGGTGTTTACGATCTTCTCTGATGAGGCTGGATTTTCAGCAACCAATCCGTCTCCTCAATATGCTTCTCTTCAACAAGAAGAGCCCATTGAGGTCTATGAACAAATCAGTAATTCAAGCATCTTTATGGGAAGATTTTATCTATCTGATTGGGAAAGTCTTAATGATAAAGAGGCAAAATTTACAGCTGTTGATGCAATAACTCTTCTTGAGATGACACCTTTTTATTGCACAGCAAACGGCATATCTCAGCCGTACGGTATTTATTATGTAGATGAATTGATCTTAAAACTTATGCAGGCTGCTGGATTTGAATACACTATTGATAGCTCTTTAATTGACATTCCATTGTGGAACGTTTATTCTGGAATGATGAAAACAATGAATTGTAGAAAAGCCTTGCAACAAGCTTGCATTGTTCTTGGAGCTTATGCAACTTGTTCACGATCCAGGAAGATAAATATTGTTCCATTCAGATTAGGCTCAAGCCTTATGGAATATGATCACACAATCATGTCTGGGGAAAAGGGTATTAAATCTTCTGTCATGCTTCGCAGGGCAGTCACTTCTGTTGAAGTAATTGCTCATGAATGGGCAAGAATTTATTATGATCAAGCCAAAGAGGTATATGATCAAACTTTGCAACCAGGAAACTATGTTTTAACTTTTGATATACCTTCATTTTATGCTTTGAATAACAGCACGGCAGTCTATACAAGAAATGATTATGGAAGATATTGGGTTGATATTACTGTAACCGTCACTGGAACTATTGTTGTTGAAGATACATATTACTTCAAAGCGATGAATGAGAAGAGAGTGCTTGTAAATACGGGATTACCTGCAGGCACTTTGACAAACATTATAAGACTTGAGGATGCCGAGCTTGTTACGACTGTTTTTGTCAACGAAGTCCTGCAAAGACTTTATGCATATTTCATTCAACGTCATGTTCAAAAGACAAGGTTGTTTGGAAAAGACATAAAGGTTGGGCAATCAGTATTGATTGAAACGCAATCCAATAAGCACATAAAAGGCATTGTTGAAAGAGCCGAATTTGATCTAACTGGTGGATTTGTTTCTGATGTGGAGATCGTAGGAGTTGTAGTGTGATTTACCTTTTATTGATTTGGCTGCTGCTTCCTATTCCGATTGGAAATCAAGTTGCTGCTTACAACACATTATCGCAGACGTTTTTCTGTGTTGATCAATATTATTGTTGGCATGAAGAAGCTCATTACATTGACTTTCAAAATGGGATGATAAGTCATAGTAAGGAGTACAAAGAAGTTATAATAATATATGTTTTTACTAACAATAACGATCTTTCAAGACAGATTGTTGGAATGTTAGGAAATCCAATAGAAGAGATTTATGCCGAGATTTACGCAAGAACAAACGGAAGTCCACCAGAGATTATGAAGCCCTTTTATCCAGATTATCAGTTAGCTTATCTGTCAGTTTTTGGAGGAAAATTTTATTATGGGATACACAACACCAATAAAAGATAGGACAATTCAGGACGTTATAAATAGAGCATCAAAAGCTCATTTTAATATTTCTGATTGGACAAGAATACTTAACAATGCAAAACTTGTTAACGGTTTGATTGAGGCATTAACAAATACCTCAGTGGACTTCTTCATGATCTTCTACAATCCCACAACAAGAACAATTGCAGACTTCCTTCAATTCAATGGCTTGTTCAGAAACATAGAAGAGATTAGGCAAATTGCTAATATAGAAAATGTAGCTGGAGTAAAGACGCCAGTTAAATATGATTACATCGGTGGAAATTTTACATTCAATTATGTAATTGCTAACTATATCGAATTTTTGCTTGACGCAATTTGGCTTCATTACAATGGAAGCAGCTTTACGGTATTTCCAGTGCTTTCAGCAAATTTGACAATCTCTTCTCTTTCAATATATGTTGATGGTATTGACGCTGCCAATTTCAATATTGAAATCCAAGGCAATTCAAAATTGTATATCATATAAGGAGAATGTTATGGGACAATTAATCGTATCAGAAGAGGCTTCAACCCCCACTGCCCCAGGCGCAGGGAAATGGAAGTTGTACCCCAAGAATGGTGGATGGTTTGTTCAAGGAAGCTCAGGATTAGAAGTGCCTGTGCTTCTGTTGCAAACTTCGATTGAAGGATTGAAGCTTGTATGGAATAGTCTCACAAGCATCAGTGTTGGTACAGGAAGGTGTCTAACTCAGGGCGGAGATTTCATTGATGTTACAAGTACATTAACCGCATCTGGATTGAGCCTTACGGCAAATACTTGGTATCACGTCTATCTGTATTTGAATTCGGGCTCTCCAGCTATGGAGGTTGTAACCACTGCCCCGGCTCTTTGGAAGAATAGTGCTTACAGTAAGTCAGGAGTTGTCACCCGAAGATACGTTGGCAGTATTATGACAAATGCTACGGGTGGTATCTTTCAATTCCTTCATGAAAATAATGCAGGCATTATGCGTTATGTTGGATTGCAAATTGACAGTGTAATGCGTGTTTTGAATGATGGAAAAGCCACAGTATCAACTTCGGTAAGCTTGGCAGCCAAAGTGCCTGTCACTACCACGAGTGCGATCTTAAGAATAGGAAATAATGAAGCAACACAAGTCTTATATATGGATAGGGCAGCCGTCTCTACTACTTCTTATTACTTTTTTTTGAGTGCAAACTTCAAAGGTTTTATGGCAGAATTTCCTTTGAGTTCATCTCAAACTTTATTTTACGTTTATACAGGCACACCAGTAGCAACAGGATTGTATTTGGATGTGCTTGGGTATCGTTTTGATAGATAACAAAAATAAGGACAAGGAGAATTGACAATGTATAAATTAGACAGAGGAATGGAAGCCGGGTACGTAAGACCTGATTGGACTGCGACTTGGTCAGACGTAATCCAAAAGCCCTACTCAAAAATCTACACAAGATTTGCTCAGCCAGATCCAATGATTACGATTGAGAGATCGGTCAAGATTATTGATCTGTCTTTTCATCAGGGTGAAGTTGATTTCAAGATTGTCAGAGGATTGTATGATGGTGCAATTCTTCGCGCTGGACAAAACCTTTGGGAAGATACAAGATTTCAGGAGAATAGGTCAAAAGCCGAAGCCGAAGGAGTGCCATGGGGCAGTTATTGGTATTTTGACAGTCGTGTCAGACCTCAAGATCAAGCCAATAAATGGGCAGAAGTTCTTAAAGGCAATTATGGCGATCTTGATCACACAGCCGATTATGAAGAAAATTATGGTGGCGCATATGCAAACTGGACAAATCTTTATTTGTTTATGCGTGATCAAAACGATAGTTATGGTGGAGGTTTTCAATACCTCACAAAACTTCCTGACATAAGAGTGCCAGTATACACAGGTTATTATTATTGGCTTTCTGCAGGAAGATCACCGCAGAATAACCCGGAAAGCATGGCGTGGTTTGCAAAGCATCCTTTGTGGCTTGCGTGGTACACAAACGATCCATCTGTTGTAAAAATACCCAAGCCCTGGAATGAATTGCCACCGTCTTTCATTCGTTGGCAGTTTACCGCAAAAGGCAACGGCTCTTCATTTTGTGACAGTCTCAATGTTGACGAAAATTGGCACAACGGAAATCGTCAAGAGTATTTGGCACATTATGGTTGGGTTGACACAAAGCCTGAGCCTGTCCCAGCTTCTGATATTCCAATGAGTTTGTCCTGGGATGAAAACACAACGCATAAGTCTGGATCGGTAAGTTGGATAGTTGAGGCAAAATGAATTTCAAATTAAAAATGGGAGATATTGCTATTCCTCCCCCACCTCCACCTCCACCTCATCCACCTCCATTGCAAAACACATTAGTAATGAAGATAAAAGGTTACGGTCATCAAGTTTCATCAGATCTTTTTGGATTAGATACGAGATTGACAAAAGACAATTTCAATCACGTAAACTATTATGACCCTGTTGGTGGATGGTCTGCTGTTTCAAAGTTTTATCTTGATGTGCAGGATACTTTGGTTTGGATTAGAAGCCTTCATCAAGAATGGACAAGAGAGCAAGAGAATTGGCTTATTGGAGATATTACTGGTGGTGGTATGCCTTCACGCCCAATGTGGTGGGCTTTGAAAAACGGTCAAAGGTTTTTGAGATGTGGCACGAGCGCATTTGGTGAAAACGTTGTCATGATTGAAGCATCCAACGGACTTCCTGTTGAATATATGTATAACGATAAATACCCAGGAGAGCCCGCAACAATGAAGCCTCACCCAATTAAATTCTGGAGAGTTATCGGTATGAAAAAGACCGATCTGTATAATGTAACTCACCAGTCTCATCCATGGTTTGTTCACCGATGCAATCAAGCTAACTCAAGACCTGTCCATAATACAATTGATTGGAATACGAAAGGAAAAATCATTTATTATCCTATCCTGGATTATAGTGATTGGATGCCCAATACAAGATTTAACAAAATGCTTATTCCTAAAGTTTTGTTTTATTGATGAGGAAAAATGTCTATTGAACAATTCTTAGCTGAGAGATCAATATGGGTGTTCATGTTTTACATTATTGTTTACCACGGCATAATTCCTGCATGGAAGTTATATGTGCCGATGAAAATCAGTAAAATGAAAACGTTAGAAGAGAGAGCAATTGAAGCAAAAGAAAAAGAGTTAGATATCCAAGAACGTCAATTGACGATCTTTGAGATGATGGGCAAAACGCTTGCGCTTGTTGAAATGAAGCAAGAGATAGCCCAAGGCGGATTGAATGCTATTCAAAGTCAACTGGGTACCATTCAACAATCATTAGTTTTGTTAGTTGACAGAGAGAGAGAGGCACATAAAGGAAGAGTGTACAAGGAAATAACTCAAGAAGTTAAACCAATACCACGTTCAAAAGGAGAGTTAAAAAATGACGGCTGAACAATTGTCTGCAACAATTCTTGCTATTGCTGGTGTGTTGATCCAGCTTGCCTTTATGTATTTCCCGAGTGTCAAGAATTGGTATGAAACCCAGGAAAATAAAGGCTTGATCATGATGGGCGTTGTGCTTGTTGTAAGTCTTGGGTACTTCGGTCTTTCATGTACTTCTCTTGCGATCTTGTTGAAGATCGTATTGCCTTGCAGCGTTGAAGGTGCATATCTGATTTTGCAAGCATTCTTCTACATTGCAATCGGTCAACAATTGACCTATCAATACACTCGCAACAGCAAGTTCTTCAAGACACGTAATAAATAGTAAAGACCGATCCAAGATAGATAGGATTAGAGCCAGGAAGCTCAAACAATCGAGCTTCCTGGCTTCTTGTGTGAAGTACACAATACACTGAGTACACTGAATACACTCAGTGTATTCAAAAGGTGGAATAAGAAAAAGACGGCACAAAGGTGTATCCAGTGTACTCAGTGTACTCTCTTCCGTGAACGAAAATCTCCGATCTTAAGCCCTCAAAAACATAGAACAAAAATTCTATATAAATCTACATTTTTACGCACTGGAAAAACCTTGAAAAAAAACGGAAAAGAGGTATACTTGACCTCAGTGGGGGGATGACAACCGAGCTTTTGAGCGAAGTCAGGTAACAGGAAGAAAGCAAAACCAGTTTGAAAAGGGCAGAACCAACGAACCAGAAACCCCCAGTAAAACGGAAGCCGAAGCGGGATGCAAAAGGAAGGCAACGGAGCACCAGACTAGCAAGGCAAACGAGAGTTTGACCCAGTAAAGAGATCGGAAGAGAGAAGAGAGCCCGAAGTCATCCCGGTACAGCCCGGTCAAATTCAACTCCCCCACCATATGTGCGCCAGAATAGAGCGAAGTCAAAATTGATGGGTCGCAAGTGAGTAGCTTACTCCCTTCTCTGCTTTGAGACATATCGCTGAAGCGACAGCGGATAAAATCCGCCAGAGGCAAAAGCGAAAAAGAAAAAGATGAAACGGTTGATGTCAAGCTTCATATAGTTTGGAGCGCAAGATAAAAGACGGGCATCAAACGTATGCGATAAGCTGGGCACTTTCGCACTGATGATTCAACCCAATACAAAAACAGGAGAATATAAGAAATGGCAAAATTGAAACTTCAAGGAAGATCGGTGGACGTGAACGATGTGTGGGCAAACGTTACGTGCCCGGGATGCAATCACACTTATGATGTTCAAATGAAAGGCTCAACAACCTTCAAGACCTGCCGATGCTCAAAGATCACAATTTCATTTGCGATTTATCCCGAGCCCGGCGCATTGGTTGTTGTTGCAACTTTCACTGACAATACCTTCCAATCAAGACCGTTGAAAGTCAACAAAGTATATATCAACGAATAAGAAGGAAGAGGCAACAGAGACGGGTGAGCAAGCCCGTCTCTGACATTCATTTCAAATAAGAATAAAAAGAATTGGAGAAGAAATGGAAACAACAATTGAATTCAAATCCTTTGATGCGTCAGACTGGGAGCTTTGTTCTGGTGCTGAAGGTACAGATCCAAAGATTTGTTACACAAAGATAAACTACGAAGGAAGGCAATGTGATACTGTTATCGTTTGTGATGATTGTGGTCTTACTGTTATGGTTGACGACTGTGATGTAGATAGTGTGATGTGCTTCAATCTTTATGCAGAATACGTTTACGGTGATACGCTCAAAGCTTTGAGATACGCCAAGAAGATAAATTGGAAAAGACCGTACACAAAAAGCCTTTTCAGATCAATGGGCTTCTTCGGAGTTGGAGCATAAAATGGACAAGCTGAAAGTCACAACAATTAAAAAGTATGTGTTGAGCAGAAGGTTTTACAAAACTCTGCCACGCAATAGGGTATCAGTGCCAAAACTTGAAAAGCGAGCAGAACAATGTTTGGCGTCAATCATATTTGATGCCAAGCAGCAGTTTATGGCTTTGATGAATAAGAAAAGAGACGTGCGTAATCCAAGTTGGGAGGAGATAGAGATTGAGGTCAACAGAGACAATATGAAAATTGAAGATGACGATCAAGAGGATTTGATCTTTGTTGCCGCAGACGTTGTTGCAAAATGGGTGTATGATCCAAAGGAAGGGTAAAATGGCTAAATCACGGATTACTTCAATATCAGTTGATTACTCTGACTTTGCAAAAGGAATTGTTCTTTTGCGCGTCAAAAGAGAAGACAACAGAAACAGGAAGTATAAAGTCAAGGTAACGAGCAAGGTATTGAAGTCACTTTCATTCTTCCACGATGGAGACGGTTACAAAGTTTATACCGCAATTCATTTGCCTATTTACCCAACAATCGTATTCGGGATTACATACCGCAATAAACAGCAGCCTGTTGATCCAGGATGGTCACTGCTGTTAAAGCGTTGAGCCTGGCAAGCCAACGTAGGATAATGGAATGCTCCTTGGCAGTGGGATGGTTAAACTGCAAATCCAAAGAGGAAATTATGAAAAAGACTCAAGTGACTGCGCAAGAAGTAGCAGAAAAAGGTATTGATGTTATTGTCACCTATGTCGGCAGAAGCCTTTCAAAGTCTCACTTTTACATTCTTGAAGAAAAAGATAAAGAGCCTGTTGAGATTTCATTCGTGCGTAAGCTTCAACGCTTTCATAGGATTGGTTATTCTTATCCTGCCAAAAAGATCGGAAATTCATTCACAACAAAACGTTCTGATTATGCAATTAATGATCACAAGCTTCCTTTTCCTAAAAAGAAGCTTGTTGAATACATCAAAGATGACGAAGCCGTTGACAAGAGAATTAAAAGAGAAGCAAATCAAACAAAACTTGCGAAGATCGGAAAAGATGCGGCAAAGTCAATAAAAAGATACTACCAATTAGGTAGTGATTATGACAAGGCAACAATACTACGGGCATTCGTAGAGGAGATTGAAGCGTTATGAATACGTCTCTTTTTATTCTTATTACTGCAATCCTGGCAATCGTAATTCCATTTGAGATCTGGGGTTTCATGAATGAGAGTGAACGTGCCAAACTTCTTAGGTGGAGTTACATTCATTTGCCGCATCAGATCACAAGGACAAAACGCTTTCAGGCTCTTCGTTGGAAATATTTTTATAGCGAAGCCAGGATGATGTTTTGGGGCAGATGTTTTGTTACTCGTCACGACTGGGTTTACATTGGCGTTGGAATACAATGCAAAGACTGCAAAGCCTTTACACCAAATTATCTTTTGGATGGCGTGATGAATTTTGAAACGGTAGAGGATGTTTTCAAAACTGTTGTATAAGGAGAATATAAGAAATGATAAGCAAATATGATGGTTTTTGTATGAAGTGCAAAAAGAAAATCCATAAGGGTGATGAGATCGTAAAAGATGAAGGGCTTGGCAAATGGGTGCATAAGGTTTGCCCGAGTGGTAAAAGAATCAATTTGAAACAAGAGCTTTTAGGAAGAAATGCCCCGAAGCCGATTGAGGAGGAAAATCGTAATCAAAGCTTCAGCATTGAATTTACTCCATCCGTTTATCAAGAAGAGATTTTTAAATTCATTGAAAGCGGAAAAGGAAATGGGGTTATTGAAGCTGTTGCTGGCTCAGGCAAAACAACCACGATCATAAAAGCCCTTGCCAGGATACCAAAAGATAAAAAGGTGGCATTCTTCGCTTTCAACGTCCATATCGCAAAAGAGCTTGAAGAGAGACTTATGAAAATGGGCTTATCAAATGTCCATGTTTCAACAATCCATTCATTCGGTCTTTCAATTTGCCGTAAACTTCCTGAACTGAAGAGAGGCAAGAATGGCATAGACCGTGACAAGCTCAGCGGATTGATGGACAATTGGTATCCAATTCATTACGAGATCACAACAGCAGATCGTATCAAAAACAGAATTAAACGTAATCAACTTCGCAAGATCGTTACATTGGCAAAAGCAACTCTGATAGATTACAAAAACCGTGAAGCTGTTGTTGAAATGATGGAGCGTTATAACATAGACCAGGATGACGATACCTTTGAGTTAGTTCAAAGGCTTCCTGAGTTAATGCAAATGTGTCTTGATAATCTTGAGACCGTTGACTTTGAAGATATGCAATGGCTTCCTGTTGTCATCAATCGGTTGAAGCTTCATACCGATAAGTTTGATTTTGTATTTATTGATGAAGCCCAGGACTTGAATGCATGTCAGATTGAACTGCTTCTCAATACGGTCAATGAAAGCGGACGTATCATAGCTGTTGGAGATCGGAAGCAATCTCTATATGGCTTCCGTGGAGCAGACACAGATGCAATACCTCGTTTGATTGAAATGCTTGATGCCAAAACCCTTCCTTTGTCAATCACATATCGCTGCCCAAAATCTCACGTTGAAAGAGCCAGGAAGATCGTGCCTCAAATTGAGGCAAGCGATGATGCAATTGACGGTTACTTTGGCGAGATCGGTTACAAAGACTTCCTTGATAAGATTTCTGACGGTGACATGGTTGTTTGCCGCACAAATGCTCCATTGATGAAGCCTGCCTTTCAAACAATTCGGAATGGCAACAAGGCTATTATTCGTGGCGCAGAAATTGGCGAGCAGCTAGTAATGTTTATCCAGAAATTTGAAGCTCCATCACTTCTGACACTTTACGCATTGATGTCAGAATATACCGCCAAGGAAGTTGACAGGCTTTTGTCAAAAGGCAAAGAGCTTCAGGCAGAAATGCTTGTTGATAAAGAAGAGACGATTAAAGCCATTGCGAATGAATGTAAAACCGTAGAAGAGTTGACTGAGAAAATTCTGATCTTGTACAGCAATGACAATATTGGCGTTGTATTCTCTTCCGTCCATCGTGCAAAAGGTCTTGAAGCTCAAAGGGTGTTTGTTTTAAGACCAGAATTAATGCCACATCCCAAAGCCAAACAAGGCTGGGAAATGATACAGGAGGATAACACACTTTACGTTGCGCTTACTCGGAGCAAGAGTGAGTTGTATTACGTAATAGGAGAATGAAAAGATGGACACCAAATATATGAGACATTTTATAATCGCTCTCCTCCAACTTAAGCTCTTACACATCAATGTATTGACATTGGAAGAGCTTTTTAGTGAAATTGCAGATGCGATCTGTGTTGAAATGCAGGAAGAGTTTAAAAGACAGCAACGAGCAAAGGAAGATAAGAATGAATAAAAGCATTGCTTTGTTGAAAGTGAATTTGCAAAATGATGTTCTTGTCTTTATTGACGATAAGGAAAGGTCAAAAGTTTTAATGAGCTTTCCAGTCATAGATGACGATGACATCAAAGGCTGCCAAAAGATCGTTGGCGTTGGAGAGGGAATGAACGTTGTTGTCTTTGTCGTTTTTGTGGACGGCAGACAATTCGTAATTCCCTGGCACTCAGTCATAATGTATGAAATAAAAGATACTGAAGAGGAAGGAGGTGATGTTTAAATGAGTAAGACGCAGTTGAATCATAGAGACCCCAGAGGGCGTAAAACAAATCCACGTGGAAGGATACGTACCAATGGATTGTTTGAAGAGCAATGGAAGCGCATATTGAACGAAGCAGGTGATCAGGGCGTTGAAGGTGCATTCAAACTGCGTGAGATCGTTGATTGGTATTTTGCTGCAAAAGATCAAGAAGCCAAGCAAGAAGTTCAAGAATAAAATCCAAAACAATACAAACAAGGAGTAATAAGAAATGTCTCTGCGAGATCAAATTCAAAAGGCAATTGAGAATGCACCGGTTGCTACCGGTGGATCGTTTGTGCAATACGGCAAACTTACGTGCGCGATCTTCATCACCACTTTCCACGGCAAAGGCGAAAAGCCGACACGCAAGCCCTACACTGAGGATGCTGAGATTGACGAGCGCAATCAGGTACTTGAAGTTGAGTTTGTCATTGATGTGAAAGAGCTCAATCCCAGCCTCAACTTTGATAACTGGACACGGCGCATTCAGATCAAAAACAGTGGATCAAAGGTCAAGACCGATTGGGCTGAAACCGTTAAGCCTGCGCTTGAAAGGGTCTTTGGTGCAAAATGGGTTGATGTCGTCTCTGGCACATTGAAGCCCTACGTTGAATGCGAGCAGGCTGACAGCCAGTTTGTTCGTAGGGATGCCGAAAAAGATTACGGTGTGCCGAAAATCCTGCGTGCCTTCAAGAGCCGTGATGAATGTGCGGAAGCCCGCACTGAACGATACGGTGCGCCTGTTTCAAGCTCTTCCGATGAAGAAGCTGACGAAGAGTTGGGTATCCCGGCTGAGGTGATCAGTCAGGCAAAAGGCTTGAAGAAGTCCATCAAGAATGCCAAAAAGTTGCGTGAAATCTTCGAGACCACAGAGCCCTTCAGTGATTATGACGTTGATGCAATCATGGCTGAGATCGAGTAGATCAAATCCTGATCAACAACAAAGGGTTTTCAAATGGCTCAAGAAGAACAACACGTATATCATCACTACGATAACGATGGTGTGCGTGTGAATGTGTCCTTTGAGCAAAATAGCCGTGGCGTGAATTTTTCCGCCACGGTTATGGGCTCAAAATCAGTAGCTGAGGCGATCTTGCAATTGCGCGAAGCCAAAGATGCGTTGAATGTTTTATTCCCCACTGTGGTCAAAGAGCCTGAAGTGGAGGATAAATCAAAAGTCAAAAAGTAGATCAAACCAAATCAAACCAAGGAGTATCGAGATGAGTGACAAGACTGCTGAAAACAAGTATGAGATCAAATGCAACAAATGCGCCAAGACCCTGGGTGTGAAGCGCACTGAAGGTGTGACAAAGATGACATTGAAGATCAATGCGCTGAAAGCCGGTTGGGCATGGGTTGACAAGGATACCCATCTTTGTTCTGATCACAAACCTGCCAAGGTGAAGAAGGAAGCAAGCCCGAAGGAAAAGAAGGAAAAGAAGGCACTTGGATCTGGCAAGGTGAAATTCGGCGCGAAGAAAACCGAAGAGACGAAAAAGAGCAACAAAGCCAAGGCACGTGAAGTGCTTGAAAAGATCACGATGCCTGCTGACCCTGCATAATTGATCTTCACAAATACAAATAAAACATCGGTGTGATTGATACGTCACACCGATGTTTGCAATTATTATATATTTTTGCATCGGCTGTGAAACTGGAGCAATATAGTCAACAGTATTTGGCGATAAAATGATGAAGGGTATCTGTATGGGTAGTAAAGACCTATATGACGAATGAGGATACCTAGCTGTAAGACTTGGTTAAGGGCAAGATAATAGCTTTAGGCGCATCATCTGTTGTTTGCAATTCTCTCCCAGTTCCAAGGGAATTGTAATAATGCCATCTGAAAAGGTTGCTAACCAGTCAGCAAGTTTCCAGAAACACGTGTTGAGCTTCGGCTCATGTAATGCGAATTGACGCAGTGCGTAATCAAGGAGACAGGAAAAGGTCAAAGCCGATCCATTGTTGATGATTTGCTTAACGCATGGAGTGAAGTGTAGTCTCCAGCTAGACAGCAGATTGTCTAAGATGGAAACTGCTCAATTTGGATAGTGTAACCAATAGAGCGAACAATAGAGCAAACGGGCTGATGGACGAGTGGCTAAAGTCTAGTCTTGCTGGACAGGTAACCATCTGCAAGACTGTATTGAGCGCAGGTTCAAATCCTGCTCAGCCCACTGTATAGATTGACATTTTGATACAAGGAGTAAATTATGTCTATGAAATTAGTTATTGACAACGAATACTTTTGCACGTCTCTTGATGAAAATGTAACTCTCAAAAAAGATGAAGGCGGGGAAAAGGTTGTTGTTGAAGATCAGTATGGACAAACGTGGGAAGTTCAACGCACTTCTCTTCGCTGGACAGCTGATAATATTCTGAAAAACGAGGGATAAAATGGCAGACAGAATTAAACCCCCAAAGATTACGAAAGTAAAAGAAGTAAAAACATTCAACGAATTGCTTGCAGCAATGGCTGATGTGTACACCCCAGGTTTTGGGAATGTTGGAAAACATATTGGATACAAAGTTAAAGCAGAAGTTCTTAAAGACTTGCATGAAATTGAAGAGCATATGTATATGCAGGATGCTTTAAACCGTCCTAACCCAAGGCTTGATACAAGTGAAGTTTCACATTACAGCAGTGGCATAACCGTCCAGCAGGGTACGGTTACAAAGAATGATCAGGGCGTGTTTTTTACGCCAGATACTGGCAAATCTTATCCGAGCCGAAAGGATGACCCGTCTTTTCCTGCTCCTGAAATTCCAGACATAAGCCCCAGTACATTATTCTTTACATTCCTGACAATTGTTTGGGCACCTGCTAATTGGTATATTGAAGCCAATTATGGATACGTACCTGCCTTTTGGTGGCTTTGTTATCCTAACCTATTCTTCTTTGTGATGATTGGCATTACTCACGTGATATCACAGATTAGGAAAATGAAATGAAGCCTTTCAATTCCAATTACAAACTTATCCAACCTGAGTACAGGGAAAGCGATCTGTTGAAAGTAGCCAGGAATGTTTTAGACGAAGCAGAGAGACAGGCATTCAGAAAGAGTGCTACTACTGCATTGATAATCTTATTTGCAATTCTTTTCCTCTGGAGATAAATATGATTATCATAGCAGACATCAACGAAAAGGCAACCAATCCTAAAGTTATTGCAAGTCTTAAGAAGTTGTTTCCAAGCCTCAAATTGCAACAATTAAAATTCGGTGATCTTAATGTTATCCTGGATAATGGCGATCTTCTTGCGATTGAACGTAAAGAGGCTCATGATTTTCTTGGTTCAATTGGAGACGGCAGGGTATTCCGCCAGGTTGAAGCAATGAGCAATGGCGCAAAGTGGTGCGCTATCATAATTCAGGGTGTTATATCTTTTGATGAAAACGATATGACAGAGATCAATGGAAAAGTAACAAACTGGAGAGGCGCGTCAGTGCGTGGAGCTTTATTAGCAATTCAGTGGTCAGGATGCCCAATTATCTTCACCGCTTCCTTTCCTTATGATTATGCAGAGATCGTTGCGGATATCATAAAGTTTTGTTCAAAGCCCGATGTTCACCACCAGTCTCTTGGCAGGAAGCGCATTGTTACATTCCCTCCAATAAGTTTGCCAGAAGAGATCGTTGCAGGCTTTCCCGGGATTGGATTGAAGAGAGCAAGGTCATTGATAAACTTTGCCAAAGATATGGACGATAAAAGCAAAGAGCCATCTTTGGCAAAGGCTTTGTGTTGGGTTACATATCTTCCCAGACTTGACTACAAATCACGTCCAGAGGGCTGGGGAGATAAGACAGTTACAAACTTCCGCTTAGCTCTTGGGTTGTCAGATAATGAACATTTGATAATTGAAGAGGAAAGGTCAAAAAATGGAACTTTCAAAAAGTCAAAAAGATCGAGTGGGTAACAGGAAGTGGCAAAGGGCAGTCAGTGTTGTGTTTTGTTTTGACTGCAGTGCAGAAACAATGGGTATGGTTTCATCTGATCAACAAGCCCTTCATTGTTATGATTGTGGTGGCGAAAATGTTACAGATGCTCTTCCTCCACCAGATCTTACAGAAAATGACTGGGAAGCGATATTTCAAGGAGAGTGCCAAGATGGACAAGATACACCGCAGGATGAATGATTTCATTTGGTACAAAGTTTGCAAACGTTGCGGTATAAGAGTTACTTGGCAACATGAAGAACGCAGTGAAAATACACTCGAGAATTTTCACACGGCTTTAAAGGAAGCCGGTTGGAGGAAAAGTATATTTAGCAGCAAATGGACTTGCAATATCCATAATAAAAAGACAATGAGGAGATCATAACATGATATTCACAAAAACACGTGGCGTAATTGAAATCATCGGTGAGCATGATGTGGGGAAAACAATTGCTGCATTGCAAGTTGTCAATCCGTATAAAAACACAGCCTTTGTTGATGACGATATCAAAGGCGATGGAACAATGCGCCAGATGAAGGAAGGTGGAATTGAGGTCAGGGATTATGTTGATCTAGCTGCAATGCGCATAAGACTTGGCAGGACACCGACAGCTACCGATCTTATGCATAAAGTTGTTGACCCAACAGTTGAGTATCTTCTTAGCGGGAAAAGATATGACGTGATCATTTGGGATACGTGGCGGATTGTGTACGAAGCAGCCCGTGGGCATGTTGATCGGAATCAATCGAAGTACAGCAACGTTGTTACTTTCCGTGGAAATTCAATAATCATTCAAGGTCTTGTGAGCAAGGTCGCACGAATGATTGAACGGGAATACATTGAACGTTTGCGCAATGCCTGCGATCTTCTTGTGCTTACGCATCACGTCAAAGATTATTACCTCAACAATGTGGTTGTTGGCAAAATACCTGAAAGCTCCAAAACACTTAATGAAGTTTGCAATATGCGTGTGTGGCTTAGGCGCAACCCAAGAAGTAAAGTGCCTATTATTCTCTTCCTAAAGAGACCGTCTATGCCAAGTATTGCCAAGACTGGTGCTCCACGTTTTGTCAATATCGTACCTTTGAAGATCACTCCAACAGAAAAAGATGAAAGTATTTGGGGTGCAATCAGCCGATATGAGCAAAAGCCGATTGAAAACCGTCAGCCCACTGCAGATGAGACACCAACAAAAGAAGAGTTTGCTGCAATCTCTGGCACTATGACGGAAGAGCAAAAGCAATACGCAAAAGAAATGCTTAGACTTCAGGCAGAGACAACCGAAGATTTCCTTGGCGATCTTTCAAAGGGTATGAAGCAAACCGAAGTTGATCACCCAGCGAATGGCACGCAACTTCTTACAATGTCAGCCAATCGTTACAGTCTTGATAGTGATGAGGTTTTAACTCTTCTTGATCTTGACGATTTGGGTGATGTATTTTCACTTACTGGAAAAGCTCTTGAGCAGGCATGGAAGACAATAAAAGAACATGGAGAATAAAAAGAAATGTCAAACAACTCGTTATTCAATCAATACATAGCTGTTGATTTTCCGATTGATAGAAATGAAACTGAAACAGTCATTTGTCTTGTTGAATCACATGCCTTTCACAAGGCAGAAAAAGATATGACCTATACCTATAAAGGCAGGAAAATCCAAGCTAAAAAAGGTGATACGTATTATGCAGGTGAATTGGTTTTACGTATTGATCCAAGAGAATTGTCAAAGAAATGTGAAGCTTACTTGATTGAAAATTATCCGTGCCTTAATCCATATGGGTCAACCTCACGTCTTTACATCATTTCAAAGGAAAGGTTGAGGCAGTATGTTAAAGGAGAAGTTATTGAGCAGGCTGGGCAAAGCGTTGTCCCAGTCAGACAGAAGCCTGCTAAAGCTATTCACCGTAACTGAGCAGAAAGGTCTTGTGGTATTCCGAATGCCCAAGACCTTATTTGCTTTAGAAAATCTTTGGGCAGACATTGAAGCTGTTGCAAAAGAAGCAAAAATAACAATTAAGAAAACAGGCTTATATGCAACAGTGGAAGAGCTTGATGCAATTCTGTCAGACATTGATTGGCTCTGGAAAGGGCATATACCAAAAGGCTTCATGACGATGTATGCTGGAGAGGCAGGTATTGGCAAAAGCCTTACAGTGCTTGATATTGCTAGAATTGTGACGACTGGTGATTATTTCCCAATGTCACAAGAACGTTGCAAAAAGGGTAAGGTGTTTTGGATTGACACTGAAATGAAGCAACAATTGCTCAACATGAGATCAAAGAGCTTGGGCGTAGACAGAACAAGGTTGCTTATCCCGTCCATTGATGGAAATCTTCTTGCAAAGCTTGATGCTGGGAATGAATTACATAAACAACATATTGTGTCTGTTATTGAAGCAGAAGAGCCGAGCCTGCTAGTTGTTGATTCATTAGGTCACTCTCATTCCCGTGGAGAGAATAGGATTGAAGACATCAGACCAGTTATGGATTTCCTGACAAGTATTGCAAGAGATTATGGTATTGCATTGATTGCTGTGCATCACTTAAACAAACCAAAAGAGGAAGCATTAGAAGTATCAATGAGTAGGGTGCGTGGATCAACCGATATTGTAGCGACACCTGTCATAATTAACGCTGTTGAAAAAGGAATGTCAGAGGATGGTATAAAAATCAGACAAATCAAAAACAATATCGGACGGCAACAAGAGCCCTTGGAAGCGATCTTGACATATCGTGATGCTGAAAGGAATGAAATAAGCTCGTTACAATACAATCTCTTCAAAGCTCCACCGCCAAAAAGAAACAAAAAGGAAATTTGCGCAGACTGGGTACACAATCTTCTTTTAAGCAACAGGAATGGAATGTTATTGACAGAGCTTGTTGAATTAGGTGCAGCCCAGGGTTTCACTCGTGGTAATATATATGCCTGCCGTGAAATTCTTGGAGATCAATTAACGTTTGGAGGTACTGGCAATAAGGCAATTTGGTATCTGTCAACATCAAACGATCAAGAAGCCATAGAAAAGATAAGGAGCAGACATGGAAAACAAAACTGATAGTAAAGAGCCCGTTCAATTGTCATTCATTGATTGGTGTCTTGAAGGTGTGAGAGGTGGATTTATAAAAGCTACCTGCACCGTTGAGTGGATGATTGCGATGTATCCTGTAAAGGTAGGTTAAAGATGAGCACATTATTTCAGGCAACAGGTCTTAACGCATTCGATGAAGTTGCTGACGATGACTTTTTCTACGAAGATAAAAAACCTGGCAAGAATTTCTTTGATGCAGTCTCTTTGCCAGACACTCCATCAAGATCGTTCAATGCAGTGGGCGCAGAAGTCTTTGTGCTTCATCTTGCATTTGATACGCAAGAAGATTTATTAAGGGCAATTCGAGCCTTAAGTGTTGGCACAAGAAAATCCTTAATAAAGACTTCCAAAGAGGCAACTTTCAATGGAATTGCTTTACGTCCTGATGGATCTGAAACCTGGCTTGATTTCTGGGAACGTAAATTGGCAGAAACAAAACCAATTGTCATCAAGAAGAAAAAGAAAAGCAAAGATGACGATGAAGCACAAGAGCCCTTTACAGGAGGATGACGTGCATATTATTATTGGATTGGTGCCCGGGGTTTCTGAGTATCGTATTTTGGAATACCCTGAAATGATCAAAGCCTTTGGTGACGATCTTGAGCTTGTTGCAGATTGGTGCGATGAAATGAATGAAAAAGGTTGTCCAGTTGAATTTACGATAGCCTTTCAGGAGGTTGAGTGATGTGCGGTGTAATCGGTTGCTTTCCAACAAAAAGAATAATGACTGATTGGCATATCGAGAAGTTTTGCGAGCTTCTTACTCAAAGCAGAATAAGAGGAATGCATGCATACGGTATTGCTGCCCAGTTTCCGTCTGGGCGTTGGAGCTTCCTTAAATCTCTTGAGATTGCCGAAGTTATATCATGGGCATTTGAGATTTCAAAAACTGCAACAGCCATGATAGGTCACACTCGTTATGATACAAGCGGTAATTGGAGAGTAGCAGCAAACAATCAACCCATTACTATTGGGCAAGACTTCCTTGTGTTTAACGGTGTTATTAGAATGTCAACAAAAGCCGAATATGAGGAAGAGTTTGGCACAAGATTTACAACGGAAAATGATGGAGAGATTTTGCTGTGGCTTCTTGGCAAGAGCGAAAAGGGAAAGGCAAAGAAGCTTCTTGACGATGAGCAGGTATCATATGCAGGCATTCAAGTAGTTAATGGTGATGTGTCAATATACCGCAATGAACGCAGACCTTTAACACTTTTGCGCAAAAGAGGATTGTGGGTTGCAAGCACCATTGATATTTTAGCCAGAACGTTTGGAGCAGAGTTAAATCCTCAATCAATCGAGCCGGGAATATTCCACCATGTCAAGACTTGATGAATACATTCAATACCATGCAATTTCAGAGCAGATCGGAGATATTGACCCGAGTTATGCAATGCTCAGATATGTTTGTGATAGATTTGAGTTGAACATTGAACAACGTTTTTGGTTATCTTATTTGTACAGTACCTGCTACAATGCTTCAACCGTCTTTTACATCTATAATGAATTTCCAGATTATCTGGGCGTTGACGTTGGCAGGCTTCAAAGATGGTGGAATGCCAATAGAGATCGGCTTGATTTTCAAACTGATTGCCGTTGGGTACGGTCACGCAATCAATTTGTTCAAATGTTTATAGAGTACAGAATGTTGTGCGGTAGAAGTCAGGAAGAGACTTATCATAATTTGGTTTTCAGAAAGTCTCACCCATACCGATCTTGTTATTCTTACTTTGAACAAATACATAACTTTGGCAGGTTTAAGCTTTTCCTGCTTCTTGAGGCAGTTCATGTTGTAACGGGCTTCGACATTGAGCCTGATGAACTACCGCTTGAACAAGCTCAATCCAGTTGCAACGGATTGTGTTATGCTCTCAATCGTGACGATCTTCTGCGTGGAAATGATTACGGTGACAAACCTCTTCTGGCAGGTGATTATGAATATCTCTATATAGAATTTGAAAAACTTCTAAAGTTAATGCGTTCAAGATTTCCAGACAAACGCATTGATTATTGGAATGTTGAAACGACATTGTGCGCATACAAGAAATGGCATAGAGGAAAGCGATACCCAGGTTATTATCTGACAAGGCAGGCAAAAGAGATCATGAGCATGCGTCACAATGTGCCTGAGGGAGTTTGTTGGGAAGTGCTTTGGGATTATCGCAAGGAATGTCTTGACCATAAATACCTGTACGAGTTTACAGGACGTGAAGACCCGGGAGTATTTGGAAATGATACCAGACAAATCAGCATCTTTGAAATCTAAGTTTGAATTCGGTTTTGTTCGGCAGGGAGAATTTTTCCAAATCCCAATTGAAGAACTATCCAGGAAAATTCCAGCCGTAAAAGATTTTGCATATACTTGGAGGTTTTGGCAAAATTGGGAAAAGTATCCACCTGTTGTTGCTTATTCTGGCAAGATCGTCTACGGTTTTCTTGCCATTACAAACTCCATCAGTGGTTATCTCAATCTTTATTACATTGCAACAAACCCAGAGCATAGAGGGCAGGGAATTGCAAAAGACATGTTTGACTTCTATCTTCAAAATCTTCCTCCAATGCGTTACAGAAGAATGAAGATACGCACCACAAAAGATGCAGACGGTGAAAAGTTTTTCAGGTCTTTTGGCTTCAAACCTTTTCTTTTGGTTGAGACAAAGCCAAAACATTTTGAGTATTTCTGGAATGTTGATTTGGGATACTCGAGATCGGTCAAGGAGGTAATTGAAAGGCAAAAGGATAAGACACAGCCAATTCCATTGGGTGAAATTGAAAAGATCATAAAAAAGTATCCAGATGCGAGGTTGCTATGAAAGTCATATTGATCGGTGGCTATCCTGGAGTGGGGAAATCTTTTGTTGTTAAAAAGTTAATCGAGCTTATCAGATCAAAGATAGGCGGAGATGATTTTGAAGAGATGTCAGAATACAGTATGCCATATATGATCAAGCGCATGAAAGATAAAGATCTGATCATAATGGGCTCTTACAAGCACAACGAAAAGTTTCCTGGCACAGATCGGTTTTCAATGGGAGTTCAACCATACTTTGAGCAATTCCTAAAGAAGCATAAAGACGACAATGTTGTAATCTTGCTTGAAGGTGATCGGCTTTTCAATGGCAAAACCATTGGACACCTTTGGGCTCAAAGGATACCGTATAACATTGTTATAATAAGAGCCGATGAAAAGATTACAAAAGAGAGGAGGGAGAGCAGGTCATTTCAAAATGAAACCTGGCGCAAAGGCAGGAAAACAAAAGTTGACAATATTGCAAAGCAGACACCTTTTGCGATTTCTATAAACAATGACACAGAAGAGCAGGCAGAGGTAGCTGCTAATCGTATCCTTCAATTGATAAAGAGATAACACAAGATTTTATTTACAATAAGGAGTATTGAAATGGAATTAACAACAGGTAATTACGGCTCTCCAAGATGGTCATATGAAATTCTGGATTGTGCAATGCCAATGACATTTGACACGTACTCGAATTGTGCGCATCAGTGTTTGTATTGTTTCAGCTTCTTTCAACGGGCTGTTGGAACAAGCGCAGAAGATTATTTGTCACATAAGGTGCGTTCTGTTGACGTTGAACGTGTCAAACGTATGTTTACCAATCCTGAGAAGTACGGTGGGCAATTCAAGAATTACATCAAACGCAGAATGACATTGCAATGGGGCGGGCTTTCTGACGGATTTGATTGGTACGAAAAGAAGTTTGGAAAATCTCTTGAGCTTCTTACATTCTTCAACGAGATTGATTATCCACTCTCAATCAGCACGAAGGGTGTTTGGTACGTCTATGATGATGAATACCGCAAGCAACTCAGAGATCGTAAAAACTTGCATTTCAAATACTCAATCATAACAGACATTGAAGAGCATGTAAAAGCAATCGAGCCTGGAGTGCCATCAGCCAGAGATCGTTTTGCAGCACTGAAAGAGCTTAACAAATTGGGAGTTGCAGCAACAACACTCCGCTTCCGTCCGTTTATTATTGGTACATCCGATCTTTGCATTGAAAGTATGATGAAGAGCGCAAGCGATGCTGGATGCTATTCAATAACAACTGAATTGCTTTGTTGGGAGAGCCGTGCCAGTGATACCAGTAGAGATCGTTTGGATCGGCTTTCAAAGGTCTTGGGTTATGACGTTTGGAAGTTCTACAATGAGCAGAGCGCAAGATCGTCTGGGCTTTTGCGTTTGAATTACGATCTGAAACGTCCATACATTCTTGAAATGAAAGAAGCAGCAGAAAAGTATGGCTTGAAATTCTTTGTGTCTGATGCGCATCATAAAGAAGAGAGCTATCATGCTGGATGCTGTGGGCTTCCTGAGACTGGAGCTTTATCAAACGTCAATCGTGGACAATATGCTCATGCAATAAAGATTGCAAAAGAAAAAGGAATTGTGAAGTGGTCTGATATCAAAGAGGAAGCAAAAGCCTTGCTTGAAGACATTCCACTTGTTCGGGCTGAGGGCTTTAATATTGGTACGACAGGTGAAGCAACAAAGCGAACATATCAAAGCGTTTTTGATTTCATGCATGACATTTGGAACAATCCAACCTCATGGCAATCGCCTGCCCGTTATTTTGGTGGTGCTCTTGTACCAGGTCAGCCTGACGAGAATGGTGACATTGTCTACCTTTACAACAAACCGTTTATTGAATTGAATGTAAGAGTTGAGAGCGTAAACGATCTTGCAAAAGAGTTGAGGATGACTGGTGCACCTAATGCTCAAAGATACAACGAGATGACTGCAGACGGCACTGATTATGGTTACACTGCTTATCCAATTTACATTTTCAGTAGGAAGAGATCGGCAGATGCCTCAACTCCGCTTGTGTTAAGATCGGCACGATTGAATTACCATTTTGTTGTGAGCAAAGACGATCTTGATGCATATGCTGATCAATTCCCAGAAGCCGACATAATTGTTGTGCCTCAAAGAAACAGTATACGTGCTGCACGTCAATTCATTCTTGAGCAAGCCCGTGAGGAAGGATACCCGTACATTTGGATGCTTGATGATGATATTGACAGCGTAAAGCAAAATGGAAAGCCTGTTTCAATGCGTGCTTTGCTTTCAAGCCTTGAACGTTGGGTTGAAGATTACAGTAATGTTGCTCTTCTTGGAGTGAATGGAAATCGTGCGAAGTTTGTTGTCAATCAAATTCCAGCAGGCTTGCTTCTTGTCAACACAATGACTGGAATTTCATTCACGGGCTTTGAATACAAAGAAGTTGAAGCATTTGCCCTTCAGCATTTCAAAAAGGAAAATTGGGTTACCGTCTGCAACGGTGAGTTTACGATTTCCTTCAAGGAAATCCAAGGCGGTGGAGCAGCGCATATCATAACAGCCGAATTGCAAGATCACCAGTATTCAAAGAAGCTTTTTGAAAGATACAGAGAATACTTTAATGAGGCTAAGGAATTTCAGCCCAATACTATCAGAAACAGTATCAGATCAAGGCACGTAGAAGCCATGATCAAGGAGTAAAGATGGCAGAGCGTATTCAATACCAGGTAGACGTTTTATTGAGTTGTGGAAACATAATTTCAATAATCATTGAAAGCGTTTTAAAGAAGCCAAAGATTGGAGACAAGATCGTTTGTGCTTTTTGTCGCGCTGAAAGTGAAGTCATTAAAGTTGGCACACCATATCGCATTACAATAAAAGAGGAGGTATCCCAATGAATGCCGTAAAATCCGATCTACTCAGGGCTCTGCAAATTACGTCAAAAGCAGTTCACCCAAAACCAATCATACCGTTGTTCTCAAACATTCTGCTTGAAGTAAGCGGTGATACAGCGCAAATGTCCGCAACGAATTTTGAGATAAGTATCAGGGTAACTTTCCCCGTCAAAAAGTCTGGCAAATTTTCAACCTGCATTCCAGCCAAACTTATGACAGACCTTATTTCAATGACCGCATCAAATGAAATAGGTCTTGAATTCAAATCTCAATCTAACGAGCTTGTTGTTAAAACCAAAAACAGCACAAACACTGTTAAATGCATTCCATCAGACGATTTCCCCCAAACGCAAACGATCAACAAGCCAACTTTGAAAACAGATGCTGTTGCACTAAAGAAGAGTATTAGTCGTACAACCTTTTGTGCAAAATCAGGAGATGATCAAAGTGCCTTGGCTGGAGTGCAGATCAAACTTGAGGGCAATAAATTGATTTTGTTTGCAGTCGATGGCTTCCACCTCTCTTATGATGAAACAGAAATACCCAAAAAGAATAGGTACACCAAAGAAGCCGAAGCAATAATCAAAGCTTCAACATTGGATACCGTTGCGAAAATTCTTGATGAAAGCGGGGATGTAGCAATTGAGATCACAGACAGGAATATCGTATTCAACTCTGAAAACATTATCATTGTTGTGCAACGTTTGGATGGCAATTTCCCTCCATATGAAAGGCTTCTTTCAGTTGTTGATGGTACGAATACATCAATAACCGTTCCAACTCTTGAAATGTTGCAGGCTTGCAAAGTTGTCGAGCTTTTCACTGATGCAAACAAAGCCGATCTTACTACTTCTGGCGGAATGATTACCCAGTTGTCTTCCGTCTCAACAGAAAAAGGCAAAGGCAAGATGGAAATTGGCTCAGTCATAACTGGCAGCCCGATAACAATTCAACTCAATGTTCTGTATCTAAGACAATTCCTTGAGATCTGTGATGCAGATGATGCCGTGATTGATCTTATCAGTGATAAAAAGCCTGTCTTGCTAACGATGAAAGACAATCCGCATTTCAAGCACATCATCATGCCAATTGCAACATGAGATAAAACAATGGACAATCAATCAGCACTAACAGTAACCGCAAAAGTGCTGAGATATTTCAAAGCTCACAAAGGTCTGGCGGTATCAAAAGATGATATTGCCAGACTTATTTATGAGAGTGACGGAATAGCTCAAGAGCAAAAAGATGCCTATATTCGTCAGGTTGTTTTTGAAATAAGACGAATAGTTGGTGAGAATAGAATTGGGAAAATCGTCAACATAAGAGGGTATGGGTACAGATATGAAGAATGATGAAAACACACCAAGAGACAATCAGGATTTGTTTGACAATCTTATGGGCTTTACCATAGTGATTGTGATATTCTCTTTGATCTTGTACTTTGTATTCGGCATACCGTTTTGCACAGGAGCAGGTATAGTAAGTTTTGTATTTGCAGTATTGATACTGTTACCTAAACTATTCTGAAAGGAGAGACGAAGCCGATGATGTTTTATCCAGACAGAGCTTGGAAGCTTATCGCATACCCAATCGTTCCAGTAATGATTGGGTTTTTCATATATCGCATAACAGAACAAAACTTTGGCAAAGACCCGATCATCATTTGGCTTGTCATGGTGCCTCTTGATGTAATTGCAATCTTCTATCTCCTGCTACTCATAATGGTTGAAATAAGAATAAGCGCAGAAGCTTTTGCAGCAACGTTCAAGTCATTCAAATCAGAAAACCAGACGCCACAGAAGATCGTGCAGGACTTGAACAACACTGATGCTTTGCCTCCAATCAAAGGTTATGTCAGTATTGAAAACAAAGGATTGAAACAGGAAAGCATAACCAATGAGATGGCAGTTAACAGTGCAATCAACTGGGATTTGGAACGGAATTTTGCAAAAGCTCTTGTTGCCATGGCAGCTGTAAACAAAGGCTGGGAAAAGGTTGATCTAACAGAAGTCTACTGGAATGAAAAGATCAATTTTAGGTCAAGATGGTCAAAGCTGGGCGGAAGCGCAATTGCTCAATTGAGAGAGATAAAAGTTAGGTGGGCAAAGCTGGGGGTACTCGAAAAGGTTAACCCAAATTCCGACAGAAGCCCTTACAGGATTGTAAGGGTTAAGGGCATCGCACTCATAGCTTCGGGCACTCATTTGGAGCTTCCTCTTCAGCCCTAGCCATTGTGGTAGGCTCGTGGTAGATCGTAATCCACCCTTCCTCCCTTGAAACGTCCTAAGAGCCCTAGAAGCCCTTTTCACAGGGGCAAGCAAGCAAGCAAGCAGGAAAAGCAGGCTACTTTCACCGTTTTCGGTGGGGGTAGCCTGTTTTCGTTTTAAGCCTAGAAGCTCTACGAAGATTGGAGAGCCGAGCCCGATCTTGTGTGGGGTACACAGTACAGTGAATACACTGGGTACACTGAAAAGATCGGCTCTTCAATCGGTCTTATTCTTGCCACCTCTGTGAAATACTCTGAGTGTACTGAGTGTATCCAGTGTACGTCTTTTCCCACACAGGAAGCCGAAAAGCTGAAAAGGGCTTGCAAAGATTTATAATAATAATATGCCTGCACCAGTAGTAACCGGCTCAATAATCCAGATCCAAAATGGATCAACTTCTGCCTCACAATCTGTTTCAATTCCTGCTGATGCAGAATTGTGTCTGGTGCTTATATCTTATTGGATAGCAGGCGGTGGAAATCTTTCAAGTGCTTCATTAGGTGGAAATGCTTTTACTTCAATTGCAACAGCTGGAAACTCCAATACTGGCAATTCAACGGCTTGGCGGTATATCATTCCGTCAAACTTTAAGGGTACAAGTCAGACATTAGCATGGACGTTCGCAAGCGCAATCGCTGAAGGTGCAAATATCTTTGTTGTGTTTCTTAAGAATGTCAACGTATCTGGAAATCCAATTAGAGGAAGTGGAATTGCACAAGCAGCCGGTGGAGGTACTTCAACAACTCCATCATTCTCTACCAATGCAAACGATACTTGTTATTGTATTGTTTATTCATTTAACATTACAGATGCTGATGCTGCCCCAACAGGAGCAGGGCAAACAGAAATAGCTGACAGCACAGCTTTCCGTGAATGCCAAGGAGCAGTTGGCACTAAAGCTGGCTCTGGCAGCACAACAACAATGAGTGGTGCTGGTGAATACAGAGCTATTGTTGGCTTCAGTGTAATAGGAACAACAGGTGGGACGAATAATCTAACATCAACAAATATTACAACAGACGTTCCATCTGTTGGAAGCCCTTCAATTGGTCAAAAACATTCATTAGCAGCAGTTGCAATTGCAACTGGTAGCTCTTCCGTTCCAACAACTTCTCTGGGTCAAATACATCAGATTACATCATCTGGTATTGCCACAGGAAATCCTGTTGTTGGAAATCCTGTTTTATCTGGCACAATAAATCTTACAGCCCTAGGGATAACAACAAATAATCCTGTTGTTGGAAATCCATCAATTGGGCAGGCTTATGCTTTAACAGCAATTGGTATAACAGTCACACCGATCTTGGGGCAACCTTCAATCGGTCAAAAACATAATATTGGTGCAGCAGGAATTACAACAGGAAATCCATCTGTTGGCAATCCGTCTTTAACAACAGGTGCATTTAGTTTATCTTCTACCAATATTGTTACGGGCTCTCCGCAATTAGGTCTGCCAGCAATCGGTCAAAGACATCAATTGTCAGCATTGGGCATAACGACAGGGCAGCCAATATTGCAAAGCCCTTCAATGTCGCAAGAAGCTATCCTGAATGCAAATAACATCACAACAGGCAATCCTGTTATTCCTAATCCTACATTCAGACAATTGCATGCTTTAGGTATTGTTGACCTATCAACGCCCAATCCTGTGTTTGGTGCAATCTCATTAACTCAAGTTCATAACCTTGTAGCAGTTATAATTGTGACCGATCTTCCTGTTGTTGAAAGTCCGTCAGCAATTTATGATTTTACAGATGAAGCATTATTGCCTATACAATCTGAGAAAATTGCTATCAGTCAAAGTGAAGGATTAGCGTTAATCCATTCACAGAAAACAAATAGAGCTTTGTAAAGAGGAGATGAAAAATGCCAGCTTTAAATGATCGTGTATTTGATAGTGGTCTTGTTATTATTGATAACGAGACCACTGCGCTGCATATCTTGAGCGCAGACCCTGGGTTGACTTATGCCAATATCGCAACCTATACCCTGGGAAATAAATCAGCACCTGCTATTGCTGCTCCTGCAGACCGTTCTGGTGGAGGTAGGCAGGTTACGGTTTCAGCAATTACTGATGGATCGGTTACTGCCAATGGGACGGCTTCTCATTATGCTCTCATTGATGCAACCAATAGCAGAATTTTGGCATCTGGTGCTTTGTCTGCAACTCAGGTTGTTACCAGTGGCAATACCTTTACATTGACCCAGTTCATAATCGGCATCCCAGACCCGGTGTAATCTGATGTCAAGAGAAGTGCGCCAAACCCAATCAACAACGGAAGGTAAACCGTACAGAATTAGGTTTAATCTTCCGGTTGGCGTCACATTGATTGACGTCACGATAACGCATGCACAACCAGACAATGGCACACCGCTTGATTTGCAAAAGATTATTGACAGTCCAGATGCATGGATATATATGCCTAGAGATTTAACCAAAGGTAGGCACATTGTTCTTGTTGCTGCAGACACGAACGATCCAAAAGTTACGCCAGAAGTAAGGTTGATAGTTGACGTTGTTATATAATGGCAAACAGATCAGATAATTTCACTGACAAGAAAAAGAAAAAGGGTGGTGTTGGGAAGCCTTTTGTACCAGGCGATCCACGCATCAACAGAAAAGGCGCACCGGTGCGAGGTCAAACATGGCGTGAGACCGTCAAGAAAAACACCGATCTGACTTGTCGTGAACTTATTCTCATCTTTGGAGCAAGAACAAGGGTTGGGAAATTCCTTGCAAAATTAGACCCTGAGATGCCTGCAAAAGATGCCCTTGCGCTTGCTGCAATCGGCTCTTACTTCAACTCCCCAAATCCACGCACTCTTGATATGCTGATGAGCAGAGAAGAGGGCAGACCAGGTTTAGCTCTTCCTCCAAAAGAGGATGCCAATTCAAGCTTTTCAATTCCTGCTGAATTGATAGGCAGAAACTTTTCTGATGTTTATCGTGACATCAGAATGGGATTGCATACAGAGTACTGCTTTGAAGGTGGACGTGGTAGCCTGAAATCTTCTTTTGTTAGTCAGGTTATCATAATGCTTATGATCAACAATCCTGAAATGCATGTATTGGCAATGAGGCAGGTATCCAATACGCTTTTAGGAAGTATCTATAACCAACTTAAGTGGGCTGTCCTGGTGATGGGATTAACAGACAAATTTATATTCACTCCGTCTAACCTTGAGATAACCTACGTTCCCACAAATCAGAAAATATTCCTAAGAGGTGCATCAGATCCAACAAATATAAAAAGTATCAAGCCTGATTTTGGATACATCGGTATAGTGTGGTTTGAAGAGTTTGATCAATTCCGTGGTGAAGCTGCCGTCCGCAACATTGTTCAATCAGCTTTGCGTGGCGGTGATAAGGCTTATCGTTTTGAAAGCTGGAATACACCAAGAACAAAAGACCACTGGGTGCACAAATACAAATCTTTGCCCAGAGAAGATCGGTATTATCACCATTCAACTTATCTTGAAACTCCGAGAGAGTGGTTGGGTGAAATCTTTTTGCGTGAAGCTGAGTATCTTAAAGAGGTCAATTATCCTGCTTATGAGCATGAGTATCTTGGACTTGCCAACGGCTCTGGCGGGATGGTCTTTACAAACGTTACAAATCGCAAGATTACAGAAGAGGAAATTGCAACATTCAACGAAGCCCTTCATGGTCTTGATTGGGGATTTGCTGTTGACCCTGCTTCATATGGAAAAATGTCTTACGATGCAGCCCGCAGAAAGCTTTATATATACGGAGAGTATCGAGCCTGGAAATGCAGTAACAGAGAGCTTTATGAAGCATTACTGAAAAACGGTTACAGTGATCCATCGGAGTTGATCATTGCAGATAGCGCAGAGCCGAAAAGCGTTGCAGACTTCCGCAAGTATGGAGCTAATTGTCGTGGTGCAGAAAAAGGTCAAGACAGTGTACGTTACTCTATCAGATGGCTTCAAAATCTTGCAGAGATTGTTATTGATCCAAGTCTTGCTCCTCATCATAGTGAAGAATTTACAAATTATGAATATGAGCGCAATAAAGACGGTGAAGTTATTTCTGCCTTTCCAGACAAAAACAATCACGGTATTGACGATACCCGTTACGCAACAAATCTCAAATGGCGAAAAATGGGTGAGTGAACTATGTTAAAAAACATTCTTGGTGGACTTTTCAATAACATGCTGACAAACGTCAGAGATTGGTTGGATAAAATGCTAACAACAAAAGATATTGCAAAGGCTTTGAATATTGAAGTTTCAATTGATACCGATATGTGGAATGCCATAAACTTATGGTCAAGAATGTATCGCAACATTCCTCCCTGGAAAGTTAAACAACAGGATTACATAAAAACACTTAATCTGCCTGCTGTTATTTCATCAAAGATTGCAGGCAATGTAACTGTTGAAATGTCTGTAAAGGCTTCGGGCTCTCCAAGGGCTGTGTATCTTGAAACTCAATTCAAAAAGGTCTTGACCAATATTCAACACATTATCGAAAAGGGTAATGCTCTTGGCGGCATTATTATCAAGCCTTATGTGAGACTTGATCAAATCGTTTTTGATTATGTCATGGCTCATGAGTTTTATCCTACGTCATTTGACTCAGACGGAAATATTACAGGCTGTGTCTTTTTGGATCGGAAAAAGATTGGCAACTTTTGGTTTACCAGGCTTGAGTACCACCAAATGGGCGCAAATAATACATATCGTGTTTATAATGCAGCTTTCCGATCTTCCCAGCCCGATGTATTAGGTGGATCTGTGCCTCTCAATTCAGTTGAGGATTGGAAGGCATTAAAAGACGAAGTAACAATAATGAATGTTACTTCACCTCTTTTTGGATACTTCAAAGTTCCAATTGCAAATACAATTGATATGTCATCTCCTCTTGGTATGTCTTGCTTCGCAAAATCAGTTGATCTGATAGAGCAAGCAGATAGATTGTGGTCAGACTTCCTTTGGGAATTTGAAAGCGGAAAGCGGGCAATGTATGTTGATCCGATTGCTATGCCTGCAGACGTTGATGGTAATCCATTTCTTCCCAATAAACGTTTGTATAGACAAATAGCGTCAGCATCAACAATAGGTGACAAGAACAAGATGTTTGAGGAGTGGTCACCGACATTGAGAGAGCAAAGCTACATTACTGCCTTAGATACAATTCTTAAACGTATTGAATTGAATTCAGGTTTGGCATTCGGCTCTCTGGTTACCGATCCAGATAGGGTTGAAATGACTGCAACTGAAATCAAAACGAGCAGGCAGGAGACCTATTTAACGATTACGAATACACAGAAGAATGTTGAGAATGCAATTGTCAGTACGTTTTATGCAATGGATGTTTACGCAACACTTTATGGGCTTGCTCCTGATGGTGAATATGAATTGATGCTTGAGTTTGACGATAGTGTTGTGTCAGATCGTGATACTCAATTTCAACAAGACCTTCAAGTGTCAACTTCTGGAAAAATGCCTGATTACATCTTTTTGATGCGCAATTACGGTCTGTCAAAAGCCGAAGCAAAAAGATGGGTAAGCGAAAAACAAGAAGAGACTTCAGACGCTATGAATTTGATGGATAAAGGTTTTGATGAAGATCAGGAAGAATAATGCTAACACCAGAACAATTCGACATTCTTGTTGATCCATTTATGGCTCTTTATGAGGAGTTTGAAATATCCATCATAAGAGATATTGCCGCAAGAATAACAAAAATGGGCAAGCCAACTTCTACTGCTGCATGGCAGGCTCAACGGCTTCTTGAAAGTGGATCGGTGTTTAAGAATTTCATTAAAGAGCTATCAATCCTAACAGGACGAAGTGAAAGACTTCTTGCAAAACAATTCAGAGAAGCTGGAGTTCAATCGCTTGCTTTTGATGACGAGATATACAGATTAGCTGGATTGAAGCCTTTGCCATTAAATCAATCTCCTGCAATGTCTCAGTTACTTTTGGCAGGAATTGAAAAGACAAATGGAGTAATCAGAAATCTAACACTAACAACGGCAAATAGCTCTCAGCAGCTATTCATACAATCTCTTGATTTGGCTTATATGCAAGTAACGTCTGGGGCGATGAGTTATGACCAGGCAATACGTCAGGCAATTAAATCCGTTGGCACTAGTGGATTGAAAGTCTTTTATCCGTCAGGTCATGTTGATAAATTAGATGTAGCAGTAAGACGTGCAGTGCTTACTGGCACTGGTCAAACAACCAATAAATTGCAATGGATAAGAGCCGAGCAAATGGGGGTTGATCTTGTTGAGACCTCAGCCCATATTGGTGCCAGACCTTCACATCAGATCTGGCAAGGCAAGGTCTTTTCAAGGTCTGGTAATGATAAAAGATACCCTGATTTTATAAGCTCTACTGGGTATGGAACTGGACAGGGATTGGGTGGATACAATTGCAGGCATAGTTATTATCCTTATTTTCCTGGCATATCAGAAAGGGTTTACAGTAAAGCAACTCTTGATAATATATCAAGACAATCGGTCAAATACAATGGCAAGACCTTGTCTGTATATGATGCAACTCAAATCCAAAGAGGCATTGAACGCAAAATTAGAATGTGGAAAAGACAGCAGGAAGCTTTTGATGCTGCTAAACTAAGTAATGCTTTTGAGACAAGAAAAGTAAAGCAATGGCAAGCAAAGATGAGAAGCTTCATTAAACAAACAAAATTGAGCAGACAATACGTGAGAGAGAAGGTATAAAGCAAGAAAACAAAAATGCCAGAGGTATAATTGTTGTGTTGAAAATTCGTTATCTGTCAAACGTAAAAGCGACAGGCACAAGTGATGCGAAACACGTATAAAGCGTAGTGTGACAAAAGGAGATTAGGATGAAAAGAGATTTCTTGACAAAGTTAGGATTGACAAAAGAAACCCTTGAAAAAGCTGAGCTTGGTGAGGATGTGATTGATAAAATCATGGCTGAAAATGGTAAAGACATTGAGGCAACAAGGATTTCTGCTTCATTAAAGGCTTCTGAGTTTGAGGAAGAGAATGGCAAGTTAAAAGCACAATTGGCTGAAGCTCAGAAGCAAATGGATCAATTCAAAGGAATGAAGACACCTGAAGAAGTTGAGAATGCCGTCAAAGATTGGAAGCTAAAGGTTGCAGAAGCCGAAAGGGCACATACCGAAAGTGTATTGGCTTTGAAACGAACGCACACCATGGAGCGTGTTTTGAAGGAAGAGTTTAAAGCCAAAAACGTAAAGGCAGTTGTAGCACTTCTCAATCAAGAGACTTTGAAATTTGATGAAAAGGAAGAGAAGTTTATTGGCTTGAAAGAGCAAATTGAGCCTTTGATCAAATCCGATCCATACCTATTCTCCACTGGTAAAGAAGCTCCAAGATTTTCGGAAAAGTCAGAAACAGGTAACAATGAAAAACCACTCACATTTGCAGGTGCAATCCAGGAAAGGCTTGCAAATCAAACTTAAAACAAGGAGAATAAAAGATGACTATTACATTGGCTGAAGCCAAAACGCTCTCGCAAGACAAGTTGACGAATTTTGTCATTGATGAATTCCGCAAAGATGCATTGCTTGATTCACTTGTCTTTGACAACACGGTGAAGCCCCAGGGCGGTGAAACCCTGGCTTATGTTTACAACCGTGTTACGACATTGCCCACTGCGGCAGGACGCGCACTCAACTCTGAATACACAGCGCAGGAAACAAAGACCACTCCTTATACGGTTAATCTGAAACCGTTTGGTGGATCGTTCCAGCTTGATCGTGTGATCATAAAGCATGAACGTCAGGTTGTGGATCATATCGCATTTCAGTTGCAGCAAAAAGTTCAGGCAACTCGGGCTCTGTTTTCAGATTGGTTCATCAATGGTGACTCAGCTGCAACTGGCAGTTTGTCGTTTGACGGGCTGAACAAAGCGATCACCGGCTCATCGACTGAATACAATGCAAGTGGATCGGCAATTGCATTGGCAAGCTCTGCGAACATCGACAGCAATTGGAAAGTTTTCCTGGATGCCTTGCGCAAAATGCGTGCAAAGCTGGACGGTGCACCCACTTTGTACATGATGAATGCTGAAATGTACGCTGTCTTCCAGTCCGTTATGGATCGTGCGGGCATCAATCTGTTGAGCAAGCAGAATTATGGCGCAGAAGTTTCACAATGGGGCTCGAGCCTCGTTGTTGCGCTTGGTGACAAGCCCGGCACATCAAATCCGATCATCTCCACTTCTGTTGCAACTGGAACGTCTGGTGAAACCAGTATCTATGCGGTGCGCATCGGTCTTGACGGTGTTCATGGAGTATCGCCCGAAGGTGATACGTTGATCGAGACCTACCTGCCCGATATGACTGCGCCCGGTGCTGTCAAAAAGGGTGAGGTTGAAATGGTGGCGAGTATGGCAATCAAGGCTACCAGATCTGGTGGTGTGTTGCGCAAAGTCAAGATTGCGTAGTCAAAAAGTTGTGTAATTGAAAAGAGGCTGATATGGCTTATGCGGATTATCAATACTATTTGCGAGAGTATCATGGCGATCTTGTAAAAGAAGCGGAATGGTTGCGATTGTCCGCAGAAGCCTCAGCCTGGATAGACAGGTTAACTTTCAATCGTGCTGCTACTGCTCTTACGGCACTTCAAGACAAAGTCAAAATGGCAATGTGTGCAATAGCAGACGAATTGAAAATGATCAGAGACGACGGTGGGCTGGATGGAATTGTTTCAGAAAGCATTGGATCAGCTAGTGTTACATATTCTGATACTTCAGCCCGCCGTCTTGTCAAAGGTCAACGAATTAAAAATGCAGCCACTCTTTATCTTGAAGGCACAGGCTTGTTGTATGCTGGCTTCTTAGATGGAGAGTATGGAATGAATACCAGTGAAATCTAATGCCAACATAACGTTGTTCAATAAATACGTTTCAGATCGTTCTGAGTTTTATATTAGCACACAGATTGAGCGTGTCACTTGGGAAGATCGAAAAGCAGTCAACAAACTTTCATCTGGTGGTGACATTAAAGCTGATGCTGCTTACATTTATATACCAAAAGCAAGAGGGCTTGATTATCTCACCCCCAAACTCTGGTTAGAAAACAAAACGTCAAACTGGACACTACAATCTGGAGACATTGTTGTGCGTGGATTGATTGAAGATGAAATTACGAGCGCATTCACGATTTCAGATCTTAAAAAGAAGTATGATTTTGTTCTTACAATCAATTCCGTTGATTTGTATGATAATGCCTCCCTGGTAGTAGCTCATTGGAAGATTGCTGCATCATGAAAAGATTTCAAAATTTTTCAAGCCTTCATTTCAAAGTGGAGTTCAAAACATACACTGAGGCAAAATGGGGCAAGAAGTTTATCAATGCCCAAACTCTTTTTGATGCAGAAGTCCTAAGAGGCTGTGAGCCTTACATCCCACTATTGACTGGCAGGCTTATAAAGTCTGGTATTGATGGCACGAAGATCGGAAGCGGATTAGTTCAATGGATTGCTCCTTATTCAAAACGACAATATTATTTGCCACGTGTTGGAACGCAAACAGGCAGACTTCGTGGAGGCTTTTGGTTCAAACGTTGGCAGGCAGTTCATGGTCAACGGACGTTGTCTAATGTCAGGAAGGCATTTGCAAAATGAGCACATTATTGGCAGTTGCTACGTTTATTAAGACCTATCCAAATCTTGAGACTGGTGCTCCAGTTACTGTGGATTATGCAGGTGAAAACCCTGCATGGTATTCAATCCTTCCTACTCCGTCTAACCCTGTTATTGAAACATATATCAGCGGAAAGGAAAAGAGGCAATTTACTTTTGTGTTTCAAGCTGTTGGATATACCGCTGACGATATTGAAAGAATTGACAACATTTCCTTTTTTGAAGCCTTTGCATCATGGTTGAAAAGTCAGACAAACAGTAAAATTTTGCCAGTGCTTGAAGTAGGTCAAACACCTCAGGAGATCGAAGCCTTGACATGGGCTTATCTTTTTGAGGAAGGTGTATCAGACACTGGCATTTATCAAATCCAATGCAGACTGGTATACATACAAGCATGAAATCAATTAAACAATTCAGAAACATCCATGAAGCAAGAACAATACTACTTGTTGGTAATGGCGGAAATCTGAAATTAACTCCGCCAGAAAACTTTGATTACATTAGCATTGCAATGAATACGGCTCATTTGTATAATGGAGACTGGAAACCGTCTTTTTATACAGCTGTGGATCAAAGAGTTGTAGATGAATTTGGAGGTGCCATTGCGCATAAATATCAAAATATACCTAAGATCGTTCCAACCAGAATAAACAACTGGGCTGGAGATAATTTTTATGAGTTCACAAATGCACCCGGTGTATTATGGTCAAGAGATCAAAGCGACCTTTGGCAAGATGACATTGGCAACGAGCTTGTTACTTATGGAAACATAATGCACGTTGCAATTAAGCTTGCCTATTACTTCGGTGCGGGAACAATACTGATTATTGGAATGGAGCACAATCC